CTTGTAACAGCGCCTTGTACAGTTGCATCTATACCACCTGAACTAACTGTTGCACCTGTTGCAACACTTACAAGTCCCTCAGTTTGAATAACCCAACCTGCAACTTCTGTAACTGTACTATTTGCAAAATCTTTATCTTGTATAGCACCACCTAAGTCAATGATTTGATCGAAGCTAACAGCATACGGTACACCATCTGCATTGTAAGCAGGATCACCTATGTCTCCTCTACCAATAACACTGTTCTCAGGTATGTCTTGAATCTTGTCAAACGTTATACCTCTATCTTTAACATTTACAAATCCTGTTTTCTCTATTGTAGTAATAGTTCTAGTTGAATTTACAGGAGTTCCTTTAATAGTTGATGTTTGTTGTACAGCGTTTGCACTTCCTGGTAAACTATATGTTGTTACAGGTGTAACATATGTTGTAGTAGCACCACCTGTAGCAAATACATCGCTTGTTCTAATTTTAAGCGTAGTAGTATTAATAACTTTGTCAACATACCCAGTAACTGCTCCTTGTGTAATAATGTCATTAACATTAGCACTAATTGTTCCGCTGAATATAAAGATTTGATCTTCAGCAAACGCATCTGCACTAAACGCTGCAATACCTTTATTTGCTTGACTAGTTCTTCTTCCACTAGTTGTAAAGTCTTCAAACAGATCACTATTGGCTAACAATGGTGCTTTAGTCATCAACAGTTTTTGTTGTTGAATATCTGCTGAGGTATTAACATCAGCATCTAGTAAACTTTCTGCTTGATACTGTAAGTTAATACTTGTAGCATCTTCGGATCTAGTTACTGTTAAGTTAATATCACTACGTGTTGCATCTCCTGGACTACCAACTTTGCTTTCGCTTGCGTTAGCAACTTCAATCATTGGATATACAGCAAGTCCGTCTCTACCTTGTGTAGTATTTCTTGACACATTACCATTTGATATAGTTTCTGCTTGGAAGTCTATTGGATCTCCACTTGAGGCGTCTGCAATAAGTGCGGTACTAGTTACTAATGCTGCTGTTGCAACTATAGTTTCACTACCACCTGGGTTATTAACAAGCTCAATAGCAGTACCGTTAAATACGCCTGTTACTTCTCTAAGCATAATTTGAGTAGCTGTTGTTTTACCTGATCCAACTACTGTTTGTGGATGTAATACATAACCTTGTGCGCCCGTACTTGGCTGTCTTAATAGCTGTCCTCTTACAGCAACAGTTCCAGTAGCATTTAATGCAACCATTGTTAATGGTAACACTGTGTAAGTTAGTACCTGAACATTAAGTCCTGATGCTACGTCTGTACTGTTTTCACCATTATCAAATTTAAACGAATCACTAATGTCAACAATACGTCCTGCACTATTTGAATCTTGTCCAAAAATAACATCGTTTACACTAAACATAGTGCCAGCAACGTATTTGATATAAACTTTCTTTTGTCCTGTTAGTACAAGTAAGTCACTTCTACCGTTTGCATTATTAAAATCTGTTTGATATAAACTTACATTGCGTAGGTCTTCAAATTCATCGTTAGCAAAGATTCTGTTATCAACATATTCTTTAGTTGCTGCATCAGTATCTGCTATAGGACGTTTGAGTAAAGTAATTCTACCATTCGTCATGTTCAGTGTATGTGTGGTTTCTCCACCACTTGTTACTGGTGTCAGTTGCGGATTAGTTGCACTCATTACTGTTGTAAGTGCTGCAGGATCTACTACGTTAAATTCGTCAAATCCTAAACGTCTGTTTATGTAATCTACTACAGCAACTTCAGTAGGAACATTTTTAAGTTCTGCTGTTGCCTGTGTAAAGCTACTTGTAAACTTACTAATAATCTCGCCGTCTTTAAATCCTAGTCCGTCAAGTCCTGAGATATTAATTTGTGCTGTAAACGATATAGTACCAGTACCTTGGTCAACTGTAAAGAACTTACCAACTCTAAAGAATCCATCTTCGTCTGTTGATGCAAAGAACACACGCCCTTTGTTTCTTTCCCATACTTGGGCTTTGGTTGCCGTTGCGTCACTTGTTACAATCGCTGTTTTTGCAACTGCAGGTTGACCAAAGATAATGTTTGGATAGTTAGATGTATTAAATCCACCTGTACCAATATTACTAAAGTCATGTCCTGTTGCTCTACATAGTGAAATATTAACAGTAATTTCTGCACCTTCACCTGACGGAACACCAATTGCAATGTTTACGTTGTCTGTTTCGTTACCAACACTTAATGAATCAGCAATACCTGTTGTAGGAGCTGCTTCGTCGGCATCGTAATACTTGTCACTTGCTGGAGTACGATCAATTTCTAAGTATGGGAACCCAGTTATAGCTGAATTAGGCTCGCCAGTTTCTCTAGTTCCTATAGCACCTATTGATGTACCTGCCCCATCGTGATATGCAAGTACTTTGTGTATTCTGTCTTTCCATGCAAATATCATATCTGCATTTTGAATTCTTACTGTAGACTCACTGCCTAGTGCTGGAATAGCAATATATCTATCACCCGGTGTGCCACCAAACGATTCTATTTTACCAAGAGTTGTAAGGTAACTTAGTTTTACTACACCGCCTGTGGCTAATGCACCAATACTAGCAAACGTACCGTCACCTGCTGTGTCTCGTTCAACATTGCCGCCGCCTACAGTATAATCAGTTCCGTTCCAATTTTTAACATAAAGTACAGTAGCACCTGCAGCAACTGCTTTAGTTATTGTACCTGTTGCTGACCCTTGTCTAACAATAGACCCTACACTTATAGGACCTGCTAATACTACGTTTAATGTTAGCTTAACCTGTGATTTGTAGAAACCGTAATCTACTCTTTGTCTAATGTACTCATAGTTACTATCAAATGTAAGTATGTTTTGATCAGTGGGTAATTGTGTTTCACCTAAACCGTCAAATGTTGTTATTGGTGTTGTATCAAAGTTAATAGAACGATAAGTGTTCTCAGGTTGTTCTTCAAACACAACTGCTGTAGATGGTCTAATCGGAACAGTCTGTACTCCGTCTAAAATAAACTTTGCTCTAGACCTAAGGTTAACTGCGTCACCTGCTCCTAATGGACTTGATAATCCGCCTGTGCTTACTGACTCATCGTTAGTTGAATTGGAGAATGATAGTTTCCATACCGCTCCTTGTTCACCTATTAACACGTTGCCACCACTGCCTGTTAAAGTAGCTTTACCTGATCTTGCTGTGTATGACCCTGCCCATGATGTGCCGTCTACTGTTGTTGTTAATGCTGAATCACTGTATAGTGCAACATAGCGTTTATCGTTTGTAGTACCGCCAGTAGTTGTACTAACCTTAGCATAGTAAGTACCGTTTAAATCTGTTACTCCTAATGCATCAACAATCGTAATAGGATCTTCGTCTACAAAGTTATGTCCTATTGTTTCGATTATAACAGGATTTGCTTTTGTAACACCAATAATAGTTTTACGACCTGCTTTATCTAAATTACTTTCAATTGCTGTAATAGTTCTGCCTGTAGTTGTACCATTAATGTATATCGTATCACCTAACGCAAACTGATTTCTGTTTTCTGGAAGTGTTACATATAGCTTATCATTGTTAGTAGCAGCGTTAATTGGTCTAGATACTCTACCCAGGGCCACTGTTGCCGATTGACTTGTTCCAGCTGTAAGAGTTGCTCTTGCATTGTACGCAATGCCAGTAAGAGTGCCACTTAGTGTAAGTTTAACTTCGTTGACTCCAGGAATACCGTCTGCTGAAAACGCATCAGTTACAGTTACAACTTCAAATCTACTAAGACTACTAGCTTCGCCGCCTGCATCTTGTATTGTAGCTGTATTACCTAAGTTGCCTGTGTTATATGATGAACCGTTTAACGTTGTTGTAAGAGCTGCATCAGTATAAAGTGTTAGTGTACCTGTTGATGGATTGGTTCCTACATAACGTATACCGTCTAGTCCTGGATTAGCGCCGCCGCCACTAGTAGGAATATTACTGCTTTCTACTAGCACTCTTTGTCCTGCAATAAAGCCATGTGCTGCTGCGTTAACTGTTACTGGATTAGATGCGCCGATACTAGCAATACCTATTTTTTTATTGTAAAGTACGTCAACTTCGCCTTCTGGTAATGGAGCAAAGTCAGTATCAGTTACGTATAGGAATGTTTGTAATGCGTTAGCGTTAGCACTTACTCCTGAGTTAACATATACTTTAGCTGTTTGTGAAGTATCAAATGCTAACGAACCTGTTTGTGCAACTTCGTTCGGGTCCCCACCTGCAGCAACTAGTCCAAAGTTACCATAAGCATTAGAACCGTTTAACGATCTAATCTCAGAACCGTTGTTTGCATAATAAGCTGCGTGGCAATAGTACGTAAACATACTAACCATTTCTGATATACCGTTGTTAGTACATAATAGACCGTAACCCAAATCGTTAACTTGCGTAAAGTCATTACCAAGCATAGATCTGTTACCAGCTGTTTGTAATACGATTGGAAAGTTTTCACCGCCAATCCAACCTTGTCCTTCGCCGTTGGCATCTGGATTTGAATTCTTATCAAGAATAAGTTCTGCTGTACCGTTAGTTGGGCTATAATTCCTAATAGCATTAACTTGATAACGTACACCATTTACATAAAATGGTGCTGGTAGTTGTGGACGTCTTGAAAACAATCCAAGCCCTACTCCGTTGCCGCCAACTAGTTTTGAATCTCTTCTACTTCTTACAAATATTTCAAAGGGTGAGTTAGAACCTGCACCTGAAATATTATCAGTGATCTCTAACGGCATGTTACTAACAAAACCATCAACAAACATACCACCTCTAAATGCTTGCTTGTTTATTGATTGTGAGAAACTTGAACCTGTTTGTATGTATGGTGACTTAGTAAGTACCTGGCCGTCTGGGTCAAGTACACACATAAATCCGCCATGTCCTTGCACAGTCATATTACGTAAGATAGTAGCATCGTTCATTAAGAAGACGTCCATATCTTTGTTGTCTTTAGGTGGATTGTATTCTGTATTGAATGCAAACACAATAATATTCAACAGTCCGGAAACAATAGTACTTGTGCCTACCTCAGCAAGTTGTGCAGTCGTTACTGTAATATCCCAAGCTGATGCCGCTTGTCTTGCACTTGGCACACTTGGAGTACCTACTGGTGAACCTGATGCACCTAATATTGCTTGTGCAATGTTACCAATTTCTAGTATTGAAGCTGACGTTATAATTTCTTGCCCTACTTCTACAGCGCCTGCATAATATTTACCCTGGATCTCAAGTGACTGATCAACAAGACCTTTGTCTAAGTCAAACGCTAATGCATCAACAATAAGACCTAAGTCTCTTGCACATTTTGGTCCATAAGTAAATGCTACTGCACTTGACACAGTTGCCGGAACACTATTTGCTCCTTTACTTACACCGCTAACACTTAATGCGCCTGTGGTATTAAATATTCCACTTGGTCCTACAATAGTAACTGTATTATCTGTGCTATCGCTTTTTACTTTACCAGTTACGTTTGTACCTGCTTGAATAACTGTGTCGCCTCTGGTGAAAGTTACGTTACCAGTTAGTGTTAAATCAACTTGTGTATAATCACCAAAACCACCGTTATTTAAGTTAGCTTGTGAACTTTCAGCTAAAAATAATAAAACTTCTTGTACAATCGCATCTCTGTTTTTCGTTAACAAACTAACAGCATTTGTATAACCACCTGGGTTAACAACAGTGCCTGCTTGTGTATTAACTGGTCTTCTTGGATCAAGTGCATAATGATAACCAAAGTTTGATGGTCTTGCATATTGCACTGGCGTACCAGTTAAGTATGTACCTGCTTGTACGGCATTGTTAATAGAAATATTGTTACTTACTACAGTATCAAACGCTGTTACGTCAGCATATCCGTTACCAGTTTCGCTTGGTGGTACACCGTTATTTGTAACAGCATCGTACCCGTCATAATACTGAACTACAATGCTTGTAGAGTTAGTTGCTTTGTTTTGCACATACGCTATTGCTGTACCAGCTGAAACAGTTTGTGATATTTTATCACCTACAGCAACAGTTACCGCTTGTGTTAAAGTTAGTGTTATTTCGCCTTCAATTTCTACACTGTGATTGTGTAGTGTCATGTTATCGAAATAATTGTCTCTATGGAAATATTGTCCTGCCCACTTAGATTGTGACACACGCTTTCTTGGACGAATGTGTGTACGTCTAAACTCGTCACCTTTAACGGAAACGTTAGCTGGAACACGTAATGGATAGTCTTCGTAGAATATACCAGTTTCAAGGAACACTGTAATATTTTGTTGACTTACTTTGTTACCAAACTCAAGTACATCACCTGCTTCATAAGTTGGGTCAGCTTCAGTAGCAACACCTGGATCTGATCTAGCAATAAACTCTACTGGTTCTTCAAGTATAAGTTCTATTTGGTCATGTGCTGAACCACCTAGTTCGTCACCTCTATAATAGTTTACAATTCTTGATACAGCACCTGACTTAGTACCTGTAATAACTTTACCTGGTATTAAGTCTGTATTTGATGCTTGCCCTTGGAATACGTTTCCGTTTCCACCATTGTCAAGTTCAATAACATATACTGAACCTTCTTGTAATGTTGGAGCACTGTCTACTCCGTTATCAATAATATTTCCAATGATATCAAATAGGTCGCCTACTCTTGCAATAGCATCTGCTGGAGCAGCTGTACCTGGACTAACTACGTTTTGTATAACGTCAGTATTGTATACACCAGGGTTACCAGAACCACCTTGCCATTGAAGGTTAGTTAAGATATACTGTCTAGTAATTTCTTCAACTTTGTCAATGGTTGCTTTTGTTTGTGCTTTCTGCGGACCAATAGCAATAGCACCACTGGCATTACTATAGTATCTTAAACCTGCTTGCCTTGAAAGTTTGTTAGCATTGGTACCGCTGATAACATCAAGTTTTAAACTTTCATAAATTAACCCAACATCACGCTTACACGTAGCTTCTTTGTATGTAAAGTTTTTCCATTTAATTAACTCTGCTTCTGCAGGAACGTTTGGGTCTAGTGTAACAGCTGCATTTGCTAATGTAATTTGAGCTGTTATCCATGCAATAACTTCTTCTTGGACAAACTTTTTGTTGTTGTCCATAAGTGCTTTAAAGTTAGCAGTTGTTTGTGCATTGTATGTAGCAGGAACTTTAAATCCTAATGTATTTGTGTTTCCACTTTTTACAAATGTAGGAGTAAGTGTACCAGAGTTATCAACTGTGATAGTCTGCATATACGGACCAGGCTCTAACCTGCTTGTTTCTATAATTTCTTCTGCTTTTCTAAGTGCAGCATTTACTGTACGATATGCATAACTTAATGCTCTACCTTCTTTACCAGCAGGAGTATTAACTTGGTTATCGTCACCTTGTAAACTAACATACAAGTTTACATTACTTGCATAACTTGTGTTGTCTACATAAAATTTAGTAGCGGCTTGTAAATCTTCTAAGCCAGTTGTAATATTTGCTAAGTCTCCAGGATGCTTATCAAGGTAAAGCGTACCGTCCATTTGGTCGCCTTGACGTCTAAGTGCTGCTTCTCTTGGCATTGCTTCGTTAGCAAGGAACTTACCGTCTAGTATATCTGGTTGATATTCTGCATCAACTAATGTTTGTGTACCTGAACCGGTACCTGCTTGGAAACTAATTTTTCTATTTGCTGTAGCTGCTTTAGCTGCGTCTGCATTTTCATAAAATTCTAATGTTGTTGCACTTGCAACTCTAACATAAATTGGGTTTAAGTTTTTAAGTGGTTGAGCTACCGCACTTGATGCCGGAGTTGCCGTTGCACTTGTTCCTGTAGTTTCGTATCTAAATGGTAATCCGTTTGCACCACTATCAAGTCCGTGTCCTGCCGGAACAGTAATTAAAGTCCCGTCAACTGTTCTACCAGTAATATTAGCAACACTAGCTGTAAAACTATTAATTGTAAATGAGTAGTCTGCTGTAAAGATTTGATCTTCAGTACGTACTCTAATTTGTGCGCCAGTACCACCACCTGTTGATTTTAAGTAGTTAGTATCTGCAAAGCCTTTTGATATTGCAACACTGTCAGTTGTAAACCCAGCGCCGTTATGTGCGGCATTAAGTACAGACAGTTTAGTTTCAATGTCAGTAAGACTTGTTGGCATGCCTGCAACAATATTTCCAGATGCATTTATGCCGCCACCTGTTGAATTAATTTTAGGTGTTTCATCTTCTTCAAGTTTGCCACCTGCCGCTGTTACAACAATGTGTCCACCTGACGTTAAACTAAATGTAACAGTATCATCGATAGACGCATCTAAGAAACTGTTACTAACTAATTTTCTAAATTCTAACTTACTACCTTCAGCAGCAACATCAACTACTGGAAGTACAGGTCTTGAAAATGTACTTGGATTGGCTTGTAATTGGGCTAGTGTCGGAGTATCACTAAATTCAGTAAATGATATTGAACCACCTTGTCCAAATACAGCATATAGTTGAGTAAAATTATCATTTACTTTTCTAAACGCTTCTCTGATACTATCGCCAGTACCGTCATTACCTTCTACACCGATGTTGATGTTTTGTTTACCTTGTGCCATTTATGTGAGCTCCGTTATTAATTCATTATTTTTTTCGACAGCTTCCATGTCGAAGTTTACGCTAATTCCACAACCACATGCACTACTTGCATTGGGGTTACTAATTACAAATTGCGTTTGAAATACGTCTGTTTCGTAGTCTATTGTGCAATCAAACAAATACATGTGTGCCATAGCGTTTATAACTAAGTTTCCTGTACCTGTATTAATGATTTCATCATTTGGTTCAACACTTTCTTTTGCTATCATACCCCAATCATATTCAAATCCAGCACATCCACCACCTTTAAGGCTTAAATGTACTCCAAAATGCTCTGTATTAGCCGCGCAAAGCCCGTTAATCTTATTTTTAGCATCTTCTGTGAGTGTAATAGGTAAAATCATTGTGTCTCCTTACTGTTATTTATCGATAGTTTTTATAATCTTAATGTAAATATAGTTATGTTTATTAAAGAATATAAAAAAGAAACCCGGCATGTCCGAAAAAGTAAATTAGGCAAGGAACACGCCTATAAACGTGATATAACTATTTGTGTATTACGTTGTGATAGTTGTGATACAGAGTTTGAAAGACCTAGAGGAAGTATGGACCCTGCACGTCTTAACAATCATTACTTTCATGTATGTGGTAACTGTGATAGTAAAGTATTTGCTCAGAAGAAGGGTATAGAGCGAAAGCAAATATGGAATGTAAGTGTGTCTAGTGGATTAGATATTAGTAAATTATAAACTTACTACGATATTAATTGGAGTTGGCATTAGTCTTCCTTCTTCCAGATAGTCCATGCCCCATATGCAATAGCGGCATAGGCTACTATACTTGCAATTGGTTTAAAAATTAAAAATGCAATGCCAGCACCAATTAGTACAGCACCGTCTAAAGTTGTACGTTCTTTTAAACGTGTTTTAATGAATTTCTCTATCATGATGTTTTTGCTCCGCGGAATGAGTTAGTGTTTGACATATCTCTTTTTTCGTCTTGTAGTTTTTCTGATTTAATCACTGGAACAATAGTGCGTATTCCAACGCCGTTTTGACCGTCTGCACGTAATCCTGTGATTCTATCAAGTTTTAAACTTTTTGTTCCAACCATTGTATTAGCCATTTCTAGTATCTCCTGTACTAGTATTTATAAATAAATGTACCAGAACTATATATTATGGAGTAATTATGTTAAAATGGCTTAAAGCCTTTTTTGGTTTAGACATGAAAGAAGGAAGTGTAGCATCAGTTACTCAAGCCGTCTTTGGTGAAGTAGAAACTAAAAAAGCAACAGTAAAGAAAACACCAGCTAAGAAAGCAACAGTTAAGAAAGCTGAGCTTACTAAGTTAACCAAAGCTAAACTCGAAGAAAAGGGTAGAGAATTTGGTATTGAAATTGACAAGAGAAAGAAGAAGGAAGAGCTAGTTAAAGAAGTATTTAACGCTTCTAAGATCTAGTTCTTGCAATAGCAGCTGTATGTTGCTCAACAATTTTTTCGCAGCGAGACAGTTTACGTTCTAGGACGGTTAAAGCTGCTCGCTGTTTTCTTATCTGCTCTTCCAAACTACTAACGTAACGTTGACTTGGAATTTGTAATTCTGAGCCATCTTCACCTAGCATGGTGAAATGATCAACACCTTGACCTTTAAGTCCACCCGCTACACGGTTAGGATTTTTTGTTAATTCTTTTTCAGATGGTTTCGAGCTCGCGCTTTTGTTCCCATACATTGTGTTTAAATAGCTCATAATCTTTCCTTGCTTCGTTATATTTATACAAGTCAATACTTGCAAGATTTTTCATCTTAGACTCACACATGATATCTGCATAGTCTAAAAATTCTAATGCCCAGTTGTTTACATCGTCATTCGGATACCAATCACTGTGCGCTCGTAGTTTGCCTTTCTTATAGCCTGCTTCTAATAATGCAGGCATGTCAGGCAATGTGTCGTGTGCATAGCCTTCTGGTAGTTGTTCTGTTCTACTATAGCTGTAATGTATTGCAGGTCGAACACCACGCCAGCTATCAATTACGCGAGCAAATCTATCGTCGTTGGGTTGTATGTATTCACCTTCACGGCACCAGTGATGGTGTATGTCGAGAACGAGTGCGCAGTCGTTAACAAGTTCGAGACTGTCTGCAATTCCCCATTTATTTTCGTCATTTTCGATCGTAAGTACATTTCGCGCTTCTGGCGAGAGTCGCTTGATTGCATTCCGTATGCCGGTAGGACCGTTTCGACCCGATATGTGGACATTGCACTTAAAGTCTTGGAAGGTCTTGCCGTATCCCATCCAGCGTATGACATCGGTGTGATATTCAAATTCTTCTATGCTCCTATCTACAATTTCGGGGTTGTCGCTTGCAAGTACAGTAAATTGGCCTGGGTGCATCGATAGTCGGACATCGAGGGCTCTTGCCGTGGCACCGACTTTTGCGAACTCTCGTTCTGCATACGTAACAACGTCAGGACGCTTCCAAAAATAACTCCAATCACGCTGGGTATAAACAGGAAGTACATCACTGCCCAATCGTACCATTCTAAGTCCTGCAGGAAGTGATCCAACATATTCTATTAACCTTTTGTATGCGGCAATGTTGTGTACCATAATGTCCCACAAGCGTTGCTCGGCTACATCAACAGTTTGTCTGTTAAGCCATTGTACTGTTGTGCTACGAGTATTTAGCGGCCGCTGAATTTCTTCTAGTACTTTTTTCTTCTGCGATTGATCCGAGTCCATAAACTTACATGCAAAGCCTATACGTTTAAGTGCGTTCATTTTTTAGTATGCCCCAAGTTTGTTTATAATTTAGTATATTATAACAGAATCCTAGGTTGTTGTCAACAATGACTTTGCTCAAAGGATAGTCGTTACCTGCAATGTCCATCCTATCACCAAAGAAGTGCAATACATCAGTAGAATCGAAGTCTACTAGTATCTGGCTTTTGTCAGCACCTTTTGGACTAATATCAATACCTGTTTCTCCGCCTGGTCTTGCTTCTAATGATGCAAACTCTATGTTAAATAGATCAGCAATAAGGTTACGTTCGGAATACTTTGTATCATATTCAACATATAACTTACGCTCTCTTAGTGTAGCATTACGTCCTACAATACTAAAGTTAATCATTCCAGGGCGTTGTTCGATATGATTGCCTGTTCGTAATGCAAAGTCACTTTCTTCTAATTTATTTTCTAAGAATGTTTTTACGTGGTACGGAATCTTCCAATCTTGTGTTCTAATGTTAGTTTCACCTTCCCAAACGTCACTGCCACTACAGTTGTAAACACGTTTACATAAACTATATATTTCTTCGCCAACTTGTTCAACTGTTTTAGCTCGATCACTTCCTGTAACAAGATACACTTCATTCTCAGCACAGAAGGTTGAAAAGAACACAGCAAAGTCGTGATCAATTTCACTCCGACTTGGCGTGAGTGTACCGTCAACATCAAATATATATTTTATACCCAATTCTCTAACACCCATGGATCTTCACACATTTCAGGATTTGGGTCGCCGTGGAATACAACGACACAACATTCAACTCTTGGAACTACATTTTCTATTGTCTTAAACTTTCTTGACCCTCTTCTGCCACCTAAGGCAAAATCTCTGCTTGCTCTAACTTCCCACTTCCAACTTTGCGTCCAACTATCTGGGTATAGCATTGCTTGTTGATGCCGTGTAGCTGCAAACAACCAATCCTGATCACCAAAGTGCTGTCGCATTATTGACTTAGGATCTCTATTAAACTCCGACCATACATGATCAAGTTCACCTGTTTTAAATCTTACAACCGAACTGTTATACTTGGGCCACTTTGGTCTCATTGCTCGAGTATAATCTCTAACAGTACACCAGTTGTTTGGTTGATACGTAAACAGTTTATCTATATTAGCAGATATAACTACATCTAGGTCTAAGTAAAGTATACTGCCGTCTAATGGCAAGTCTTTTGAAAACATATAAGGTTTGCACCACCAGCCTTCTATTCCTTTTGGTAACGGTATAGTCTTAATACCAGGAAGAAGAAACGCAGGATCTTCAGTCATGCATACAAATTCATGTTCGAGTGTACAATGACGTTGTGTCATATTATACAACTTGTTTACATAATCTGCAGAATACTTTTGTCCGTGCTTTAAACAAAGAATAAAAAGTTTATTACTAGTGCTTGGACTATTCTTAACTGGTGCGACTACGTTACTCGCTATAGGCTGTACTGTGACAGCCTTTTGTTTTTCTTTTCGCTTGCGAGCTTTACGTTGTTCTTTGGATTCACCTTCAATATACGTCTTAGTCATCTACATGAGACAACTTTTGCATAGTATATGGTGTGTAGATTGCACTGTTTGCACCGTGCTCTGCACATTCTGCTGATTCACACCAGCAACGGTTGTCTGTAGCTTCACGTATAAGTGTATCTGCAAATCTCCATGCATGTTCTGCAAACTTCTCTGCACCTACACCATCAAATACACGTATTTCAGCTAGACCTTTTTCTTCTAGATCCATAAATGTTTGCATATGGGGGTCTGTCTTGTCAATTGCTGTTTTGTGATCAAAGTGATCTTCTAGCCAAGCCTTCAAAGGTTTTAATCCTCCAAAGTCAACAGCCCAGTTTTTGTTGTCTAAGTCTGCACATCCAAATACAAACTTAAATTGTAAACTGTATCCGTGTAATAAATGACAATGTGAATGATCTGCGTTAGGTTGACGGAACACAGCTGATAAGCCTATGTTGTGTCCGTATGTTTTTGTACTGTAATAAGCCATAATTGTTCTCCAATAGTTTTAACGGCGGAGTATTTAAAGAGGGTCGACGTATAAAGTCCTCATAATAGTAGTTATTATATTACAATTTTGTCTTGTTGTCAAGTGAAATATTGGATAAAACCCAATTACTTGGTACAGCCCATCTTTCATTTTGATAGATGTTAAAGTTAACTTTAGGAAAACACTTAAAAACCATGCCGATTTGATGTATCCAATACCTAGGATCTATGTTTCTACTTTCAGCTTTAGCATAGTTAGGTGTACCTTTGTACAAGTTGTTAACATCATGTGTATTACTGTACAAATCAAACCCAATTAGATGAACTGTTTCACCTCTTGATTTCATTGCGGCTAGTAATAGTGCGTATGGTCCACTTCCCCATTGAAAGGGTTGGTCTGGTCTTGTCATTCCGTTGTAGGGTAGTTTAGGTACTGTTCGTACTCTTTCAATACCTTTGTATCTTTCAATCCAATCTTCTCGGGTGTATACTATTGTTAGACTGTTAGCAACAGTTTTTACAGCTTCGTCAACCATTCGCCTATCAACACATACTAGGTGATCCATATGATAGTCACGCATAATAGCATTACAACCAAATTTCATACCAGACAAGGATTCTATATCAATATTAATACGGCTTTCGCCATTACCAAAAACGTACATGGAAATATTTAGTGTTTGTTGCGGTCTTCAAGATCTTTTTTCGCTTTTATTACATCTTCTTTGACTTTAGTTATGTCCTCTGTAACGCTATTAAAAGTTTCAGTAGCTCTAGTCATTAAATTTACAATAGTCATCATTACGTCAATGACCCACCACCACCACATACATGCTACAAAAAAGAAAAATGCGCCACCTACTACTAACGCCCTTTCAGAAAGATCATCAAAGCCAAATAGATGAAGTAGAAAGAGAACACTAAGTACAAATAACGGAATAGTCTTGCCAAAGAGCTTCCAGAACGCAGCTCGTTTTGTAAAAGAGGTCCTAATTTTGTCGTAAATATTCTCTTTTTTTATCATAAAGATTTCCAGTGCGTGTTTGTTTTTAAGAAGCTATTTGTCCGAAAGGCTTCCAAGTTCCTGGAGTGCCTTCTCGAACACAAACCCACCCAACATAGCCTGTTGGCTTAGGATTATCGGACCACACAATATCACCTTTTCGATAGGTTCCATTGGTAGGTATACTATTTCCGACTTCGAACTTCTTACCTTCAAGCCGCACTGGACCTGCAGTACTTATATCAACGTCAGCGGAAGGTGTAATGTTTATACCTAACTTGCCGTGTACTACAGTTTTTGATTCAATGTTAGAACCAAGTACAATTTTTCCGGATTCAGAAATACTAATTCTTGTTGTATTGTCAGTAACAATATTAAGATCAGTCGTAGTATACGCACCAATTGTAATACTGTTAGTGTCTGGCTGAATAATAAACTCAGCATCTGCATCAACAATACTTACTAGAGCATTACCTGCATCTGTTCCTATGCCAAGACGCATAGTATTAGTATTCCAAAAGATAAATTGGTCAATAACTAAGTCACCTATAGTTTGTAGGTTTCTTAACGTGCCAACATTTCTTAGACTACTATTAACAACATTAGTTCCTAATGTGTCATTTGAAAGAACGCTAGTTCCTCCGATTGCAAACGACGAATCTGTATGCAAGTCGATAGTTTCTGTTGAGAAAAACTTATCACCTTGGTATACAAACTGACGTGTATGTGCATCACCTACAAACAATAATCCTTTACCATGTATAGAACCATTATTATCAGGTGTAAATGTTAGTGGGCTGTTTCTTTCTTGTCTTACGTCTGAAATTAATTCATTTACGTTCAACTTAGTAACAGTCAACTCGCCATCAACGAACATGTTGCCATGTACTTGAGCGCCTTGACGCATATGTAGTCTACCTGTTACAGTAGTTTCTCCTACTATGTTGTCAACATCGATACTGTCTGTAGTTATTCCGTCATCGTCGATGACTACAACTAATTGCGTGGCATCATCCCTTATTCCAACACTCTGGAACTTGGCAATTTTACCTGCATATATTTTATCGCCACTTATACTTCTATCTGCTAGAGAGTCTAATGTGACGGGCTGGTTAGCAAGTATGCCTAGCACGTCATTCAACTGTGCAAAACCTTGTGCTATTGTTTGTAAGTTACTTCTATCAATATCGCTCATGTAAGTATTTATCAAGTTACCTTCAGTAATATGGTTTCCGCATTTATCCGCCCGTTTAGCTTTGTATCGGTGGTTTTTATGTCTTCCATAAACTTACGTAACGCAACCTTGCCAGCGTTCTTAAACTCTTTTAACTGTTCCTCAGGCTTACGCATTGTCTTCTGTATACTTTCTTCTTCAATGAATCCTGTGATAGTAGTGCCTTTAACTTGTAACCCACTACCTGGACGTTGTGCTTTCAACGGATCAGGAGCATCAGCAACATACTTGCCTAGTTTACGTGTCTTAATATTAAACACCCAAAGTTCACTAGCATATATAATGTCTGCAGGATTAATACTTACAAGACTGTACTTCTCGTCTTTTATTTTAAACTTTAATTTCTGTACTAATTTCTCAGCACTGTAAATTTTTGTCTTACGTGGCTTACGTGTTACT